GGAACATCACATCGCGCGCACCGCCAGCATCCTGCCAATCAATCGACGCAGTGGCACCTTTGGATTCGAGCCGTTCGTAATCGTCTTGCAAACACCGTGGCACATGCGCGCTTGTATCACGAAACTGGAGCGGTAGTTGACCGTGCGCCGTGCGATCATGATACCGGATGATCTTGACCGCGCCCGACCGCCGTATCGTCTTGTTTGTTACCATCTCATTATCTCCTACTTACACCTAAGAATTTGGGGACTTACCTTTGCAAGTAACCATCGATGCAAGACAGGATCAGGAAAAAGTCTCTCTAATATGACGCCGCCGTTTAGTCGTCGCGGCTAACACCGCTCGAAGTTCAAACCGTGTGAACCCCGTTGCTGGCACCCCACCCCCTATTGGACAGCCACCCCGGGGCTAGGCAGGAACTTTTTTGGGTACCTTAAAAATACCTAGTACCAAAAAACCTCAATGTAACTTTCGTGAAACAAATCACGCTAGTTACACGCCCGAAAAAAGGTATTCACGATGTCAAACAGCGTTTCCCAACAACACTAGTTCGTGGCATGATGCAGACATGCCACCGCGTCGTATTCCAATCGTTGAGAAGAAACTTGGTCGAGACAAAGTTCTCGGTTGGGCTTATTCAAACCCACCGAAGATCGAGATCGACGAACGTTTGCGTGGACGGCTACAGCAAGAAGTTCTCATTCATGAGCTGCTGCATGTCGCGCTGCCTCAGTTAGACGAGGACACGGTAACAGAGGTTGCAGAGTGGATGAGTTTCCATACATTCCGTTTTGGGATGCGTAGAATTCAGCCACCACTCCCCCGCCCTAAAAAGGAGGCGGTCCAACCGGTAACACCACCACAAGACTCCACGGATTGACCCGTGCTACGATGCGCAAACGCTGTGATGGTGTGAACGTGTGACGTTCCAAGTGCACCAAATGTGCACCAAATTCCCATAAGATATTGAAAAGATAAGACGATCCGTGCTCTAGGGCATGGGATTTCATGGTTTTGTCCCTCGTTGGCTAACTCTCTGCCGTATTTGATTTTCTTCATAAGAAACAATCATGTAACCAAAGTCAAATGAATCATTTTGGGCTATCTCTTGACGGTTTCAATACAGTTTCATACAGCATTGAGTGCACCAAAATTGCACCAACTGCACCAAAACTGATTCGAAATGTAACGCTGTTACCGTGTAAGAGGCTGAAATGGCAACGTTTGCTAAACGGGGGGATACGTGGCGAGCGCAAGTTCGCCGTGCAGGGCGCTCCTTATCCAAATCATTCGCTACAAAACAGGATGCGCAGCGCTGGGCGCGTCAGATGGAGGCACAGATCGATGTCGGCAAGAACCCTGCTTCTGCCTCCGCTGTGACGTTTGCGGTTGTTGCAGGGGCGTATGAGGCGATGAAGGGGGGCACAATGCGGCGTTCTACCCGTTACACCGTAACACGCCTCGTTTCTCACTTTGGGAACATGAAATGCGAGGGGATCGACTACAACGCTCTCAGCCAGTTCGTATCTTTGCGCGAGCGGGAGGGGGCAATGCCATCCACCATCATGCGCGACATTGCGGTGTTAAAAAGTGTCCTGCGGTACGGGGCGACATCCCTATCCCTGCCGGACTTAGGGCTGGCTGCTGACGGCACAATGCGGATGTTCATGGGGTCGATGCAGCTTTCGTCGCGCCTGTCGCACTCCCGCCCGCGTGATCGTCGCCCTACAGAGAAAGAATTGGAGCAAATACTCTCTGTAGAAAGGCGGAGCCGTGCGGACTCGCCGCCGCTCGCTGACATTGTGCTGTTCGCGATCTCAACTGCTATGCGTCAGGCCGAGATCACACGGTTACATTGGTCAGACCTTAACATCGAGAAACGAACAATCGTCATTCGCGATAGAAAAGATCCAAGGGCGACGCAGGGGAACCATATGGAGGTACCATTACTTCGTGGTCCAACAGTTATCAACAACAAGATAATCGACCCGCTTGAGATCATACAGCGTCAGCCTGTGAATACGTCGGAGCCAGACAGGATTTTTCCATATAATCCGCAGAGTGTATCAACGGCGTTTACGCGAGTTGTGAATAGTCTGAAAATAAAGAACTTACGATTCCATGATCTGCGTCATGACGGTGTTAGTAGACTGTTCGAAGCGGGGTATCAGATACATGAAGTGGCGCTCGTTAGTGGCCATAAATCATGGTCGAACTTAAAAAGGTACACCCACCTCCGAGCAGACCAACTGCATCGTAGTTGAGAGTTACACTAGGGTTACTTACATTTTTAAATAATGAAGCATTTTTGCTTGACGATGATACGGTTTCGAATCATTTTTGTTTCATGAGCGAAAACGAACACATCGCGCAGCAACACCCACTGCGAGCAGTTCTGAATCTACTGAGTGAAACAGAACTTGCTAATGCGTTAGGTGTCGAAGAGCGTACTCTTCAAATATGGAGGCAGCAGCAGCGCGGACCCGACTATGTTAAGCTGGGGAAGCAAGTGTTTTATCGGTGCGAAGATATTCGCGACTGGATAAATAACAGCGTGCAAGTTGTTCGTCGTCTCTAAAGGTGTAAATGCGTTATTCAGTTGCGATGCTTTTATCACTATGCGTTTCCTCCGCTCTTGCCCAACCCCAAAGCGCCGCCGAATTTTTCCGTGCTGACGCCACCCTCATGGCGGGTAAGGTAAATCCTACAAATACCAAACAGCGCCGCAAATGTAGAAAACGCATAGCTTGTATGCGTAAAACTGTGCGCTTGCATCGTTGCACACCTACTGCACTGCGGAAATTTGTTGAAAAACATAGGCTTACCGTGGTGTCGAGCTATCGACGTGGTGCCCGCATCGCAGGCTCGCGCCGTCGATCTTTGCATAGTTATTGCGATGGGAAGCGCGGAGCTGTCGATGTACGCGCTCGTCGCGGGATAATCCGTTTGGCGCGGTCAAAAGGGTTCGGGGTTGGAACATATTCCGGGCGTATGCACCACATCCACCTATCCGTGGGTGGGCATGAAACCCGTTTTCATAAACATGTACCGCTTCGTAGGCGGTACGTAAGGCGCAGGAGGTAGGTATGGCTGATGTAATCTCTATGGAAGATTGGAAGAACGCTGTTGATGAGCTGGATAATAATGAAGATCCGGTAGAATTCATATCTCATGTTAACAAGCTGCGAGCTGAAGTGAGCTATGTGTTTGAAGGTGAGGAAGCAGGACACGTTTTTGCCACCCTCGTTCATATCCTCGCAGATTTTGCGTTTATAATTAAAGAAAACGGCGGCGATGATCCGATTGAAGCGATGTTGCACGCGGTTAAAACAATAACGACGTATGCTAATTCAGAAAGTTAAGTCCACGCCGCTGCGTTTACTCGCTTGCGATTGGGGTTTGTCTTCTGGAACAGGCGGGAACTTATCATTCCAGCCATCCCATTGTGCGTCGCAAGGCAGGCGTACTGTAGTGCGTCGATGATGTGCGAGTACTCATTCTTCTCTGGCAGTGCTCTACGTACTCCTGCGCGGGTCTTTGCGTAGCGATAGCCTCCAGAAAGCGCACGGATGATCGTAGGACAGCGTTCTCTATCAATGAGCATAGCAGGCCCACCGTCGCGTTGCCCCAGTAGATAGGTCTCTATGGCCCGCAGGCGTGGGTCGATGTCGTTGGTGGGGGCGGGGAAGGTCTTAAACCCCATGCGCTTGATCACGTCAAAGGTAGTCTCCTCATATATCGAAGACTTTGATGTGCCAGATGGATCGCCGACAATAGCCACCGCCTTGCCGATATAGGGCTCCTTCATCAGGGTTGGTCGCAGCGAGCGGTTGAGATGGATTTCTAACCCAATATCCTCCGCAACTACCTCCTCCAGCACCAGCAGCCGACCCTTGTGGTCCATCTGGCAGATGACGGAGCAGGGGTCTCGCCCGAAATCCTGACCAATTATCAGGGGATACATCGGCACGGGGGTTACATCGTCAATTACGTGCCAGCCGATCTTGAAGCTCTCTTTGAACACCGCTGATCCGCTAGGATCGTCGCCAAATTGGGCGTGTACATAGCGTTTGCACCAGTCGGCGGAGTTGGAGCGGATAAATCGTTCGTAGTATGTCCGCCCCTGCGCGATGCGATCCGGGTGCCCAATCGGGAGTTTTAGCGTCTGCGGGGTCTGTGTGAGCCAGTCGAGGTTCTCTGCCCCGTCATCCATGCCGCCGGGTTGTATATACATTGTCCAGTCCATCGGAGGATTGGTCATAAACTTCCACCAATCGGAGCCTTCGGACGGCATATTCGTATCAGCGATGATACCGAACCACGAGGCACCCCCTTGCGCCGGTCCCGGATAACGACCGCAACGACCGGCCAGAGGTGAGATAATACCCACGTCCATCTCAATAGATTCCGACATCCAAGCGCCGGTGAGCTGCATGGAGAGCAATCGCCGCTGATCTTCTGGAGAGTCGAGGGGGATGAGTAGCCACTCGCTCTTAACGTCGCCAACGGTCACATAGATGGTATTATCGGAGACTTTGAACTCCGCGATTCCCTGAAGCCATGTTGTGATGTCCTTCAGCACGGTGTCTTTAAGCTGCTTGAGCGTCTGCCTGACGATGGCGAAGCGGGTGTAACGGTAACCGTCGGGGGCTGGCGTCTGCTCGCAAGCGCGTCGAAACAGCTCAAACAGGCAGGCAGTAGTCTTACCAGAACCAACTGGACCGGCGATTAGCCGTCCGAATGAGTCCGATTTCATGAAACGTGCGCATGTGGGCGGAGCCGTATAGTCGATACTCTTCATTTTTTAAGTCCAAAAAAGCTGCGGATAAAGCGACCCAACTGTTCATCGGAGAGTGATCTAACGTGTTTTGAAAGCTCATCCGGGCTGAAAAGCGTCAAAGATCCAATTTTTCTACGACCACTTATTTGGGTGGAGGAGTCCGCCCACCGACAATTTGACGGTTCATAATGTTTGTCGTTATCGATACGGTCGAGTGACAGGCCGTATGGTGGGTTACCCATGTCTTGGTAGAAGTTTAGAAATCCGTCTGGGTTTGCGCGTTCCCATCGTGCACACACTTTAATACCGCGCCCACCATAGTGCATATAACCGTGATAACTTTTTAGAGTGCACCGCGATTGCATATTTTTCCACGCAACCCAGCATCGCTGGCTTGCTCCAAGATCTCGTGCTTTCTTGTTACTAGCTAGGCTCTGCTTCGACATCGATGATACGGGGCGTTATATCTTTCTCGAACTTGATATGTTGATCTGCGCCGAGATTGATAGTTACAGAGAACTTTTCGCCAGTTTCACCCGTTAAATTAGCTCTATCGAGCCCCATACCTGCAATTCGGGTGGCTAGTTTACCAGCTTCAATTTTAGCATTGAGGGATTCACTTTGGTCGTTCATCCGACTGTAAAGTTCGGGTAACCATTCTTCTACAAGCGCTGCCGCTTTCACCTTTACACGTTCATGCGTGTTCGCAGCGCTATTCCAAGAGACCATTTCTGCTTCAAGGTAACGTTGAAACCTTGGGTGCTCTTTTATAATTTCCCACTCAGAGACCGTGAGTTTGGAGCTTTCTAATATCTTTTCGAGAGGTTGAATTTGCCACGCAATTTCTCGTGCTAATTTAACGAGAGTTGTGTCGTTTGCGAGGTACGGACCTACTCCGGTATCTTTCATGTAACTAAGACTCTACAAGTGATTACTTGGCAAGTAAGAATCTATAATGTAAAACAATAGGTGAAGTCGAGCCCCAGAATGCGAGTAGAGTGCATATGGCACAAGCGTTACCCCAGCGCGGCGTACTTCGGGTCGTTCCTCCCGCACAGTTGGAAGCTGATCTGAAGCGCCGAGCCGATGAAAAGGCGCAGAAAGAAGAGCAACTCAACGAAAAAGAAGAGAGTTCTCTTGCTAACTATGTGCGTTCTCAATTCGAGATCATGCGTAACCATCGTGATACCGGTGAGAGCGGATGGTCTGATCGTCTCCTATCAGCAATGCGTGCATTCAACGGCGAATACGACGCTAGTAAGCTATCGGAGATACGAAAGTTCGGCGGCTCTGAAGTTTATGCACGGGTAATTGCAATGAAATGTCGGGGAGCTAGTTCGCTACTCCGCGATGTATATCTTGCGCCCGACCGCCCTTGGGGGCTTGAACCATCCGCCGATCCCGACATCCCCGCCCAGATTCAACAGTCGATCCAGCAACTCGTCCAGAGTGAAATCGGCATGATGGAGATGGAAGGTCAGCCGCCCGGCGTGGACGTTATTCGTGACCGTACCATTCAGTTGATGGAAGCTGCCCGTCAGGCCGCTAAAAAGGAAGCCGCTCGTCGGGCTGCTACCGCGCAGGATAAGGTAGACGAAATCCTCGATGAGGGTGGGTTCTATAAGGCGCTCGCGGAATTCATCACTGACCTACCACTATTCCCGTTTGCCTGTATCAAGGGGCCGGTCGTCCGTATCGTTCCCACGGTAACATGGTCAAACGGTGAAGCCGCGATGGAGCAGAAGCCCAAGCTGTTCTGGACGCGGGTCAGCCCGTTCGACTTGTGGTGGACTCCCGGTGTTTCCGACATTGAGGACGCTGCGGTCATCGAGCGTTCCCGCCTAACTCGTGCTGATCTAAACGATCTACTCGACCTCCCCGGCTACAACCACGATGCGGTGAAGGCCGTTCTTGAGGACTATGGGCGTGGGGGTATCACCGAAGACTGGGATATGACCAGCGCCGAACGAGCGGTCATGGAAAGCCGGGAAAATCCGGTTGTGAACCGCTCTGGCCTCATTACATGTCTGGAATTCCACGGAAATGTGCAAGGCAGTATGCTGCTGGAACAGGGTTTCAGTAAGGATAAAGTCCCTGATCCAGTCCGCGACTACGCTGTTCAGGCGTGGCTGATCGGTACGCACATCATCAAGGCACAGCTCTCCCCGAGCCCCCGTAAGCGTCATCCGTACTTTATCACCTCCTTTGAGAAGGTGCCCGGTACACCGGTAGGCAACGGCTTGCCAGACATTCTGAGCGATATTCAGGATGTGTGTAACGCTTCGCTTCGTGCGCTCGTCAATAACTTGTCGATCTCTTCCGGGCCGCAGGTAGTTGTCAACGACGACCGCCTTGCTCCTGATGAGGACGGCGAAGAACTGTTTCCGTGGAAGCGCTGGCATGTCCAGAGCGACCCGATGGGTAACAACTCACAAGTTCCCATCAGCTTCTTCCAGCCCAACTCCAACGCTCAGGAGCTGCTGGGGGTCTATCAGCGGTTCAACGACCTAGCTGACGAGTTATCGGCTATCCCGAAGTACCTATCTGGCCAGTCTACTGGCGGAGCGGGACGTACTGCTTCCGGCCTCGCTATGCTGATGGGTAACGCCTCTAAGATATTGCAGACCGTCGCAGCTAACATCGACCGTGATGTTCTCGCTCCGCTTTTGATGCAGCTCTACGACATGATCATGCTCACCGATCAGTCCGGTTTGCTGGACGGTAGTGAGACAATTCGAGTGATGGGGGTCAATGTTGCGGTTCAAAGAGAGACTCAGAGATCACGTCAGCTTGAGTTCCTTCAGATCACCGCCAACCCAATCGATGCCCAGATTGTCGGGCCGAAGGGCAGGGCCGCTATCCTCCGCTCCGTCGCTCAAACCATCGGCCTCGAAGGGCAAGATATTGTCCCGTCAGAGTCCGACATGGAGAAAATGCAGCAGGCACAGGCCAATATGGCGGAAGCTGCCGCACAGGCGCAGGGTGCGCAAGCTCCCAGCGGGGGTAATTCAACCAGTGATATGGGTCCACGCACCAATGTTGCTGGCGGAGTCGGGTAGTTGGTTAGTTGGAGAGTCAGATGAAGACCAAAGTAGTTAAGTCTAGCAGCACCCCGTTCGTAAAGGGCGGTAACGGCAAGATGGCCGGTAAGCAGTCCGCTGGATACGCTGGCAAGTTTGCTAAGGGCGGTAACGGCAAGATGGCCGGTAAGCAGACCTCTAAACCCGCGAAAGGTTGCTGATATGGCAAAACCCGCAAAGAAAATGCCCGCGTTCATGATGAACAAGTTCGAGAAATCGAAGGCGGACAAGAAGATGGACGGTAAGAAGGGTTCTCCGAAAGAGGGCTCGAAGGCTGATATGAAAGCTGACAAGAAGTCTATGCCTGCTTTCATGAAGCGTGGAAAACGTTGATGGCTCGCATCCCCACCGCCCGTCCAAAGTTAGGAGCTAAGGTACGCGCTCCCGCTATTCGTAGCCCCAAGCGCGTTGCTTCGCCAAAAGCTCCTACAAAGAGCAAGACCAATTATGCGAAGTTGTCTTCTGCTCCAAATATGTTCGGGGTGGGGGCGTATCTTCCGGGTTTTACGGAGAAATGAGATGAAAAAGAAAGTTACTAAGCCCGCAAAGTCCGAGATGCTGCCGAGCCGCACGGCCCGCACGACTCTGACAAAGGGTGACACCTTTCAGCGTTCGATGAATAACTACGCTAAAAAGACCCCCAGCGGTGCCGGTGCAATCGGGATGCCCTCGATCATTGCTATGGCTCGCGCATATCGTTGAGGTAACATGGCAGACAGAGAGGTTATCCTCCACGCTGCCGACCTCGCCCGTTCTCGACCACAGGAGTGGGCTGCATTTATTGCAGCTCTGGATACTTATACCACCACAATCAGAGACCAGTGTATCTCGTCGCCGCTCGACGTTTTACCGGTAGCCCAAGGCCGCGCACAGCAATGTGTCGCGCTTCTTCGGTTATTGGAAAATTGCGTTAAGGCCGCTGACCAGATTTTGGAGAAGAAACGATGAGTGAAGTACGTCCTGTTGATAACTCTACGAATATCCCTAGCGCAGTTAAGGCCGCAGGCGAGCGAGCCAGACAGGCTTACGCGGAAGCGTATGCAAAGCCGGAGGATTCAGAGAACGCCGAACAGAATACTGAAGAAAAAGCCAAAGAGGTAACCGCTGAGTCACCAGAAGAGAAGCCGCAGGGAGAACTTCAGTTTAATGTTGAAGAGTCTGAGAACCAGCAGAATGAAACTGAAACAGCTTCTGAACCGGTCGTAGATGATGCCTCTTGGGAACATCGATATAAATCGATGAAAGGCCGTTATGACCGTGCAAATGCGCAGATATCAGGTCTAAGTGAGCAGATTAACAACCTACAGAACGTTATCTCGACAATGCAGGTTCGCCAATCTCCTACAGGAGATGATGATCCGCAGCTTAGTTTTGAGCGTTTTCTTACACCCGAAGAAGAGGAAGACTACGGTGAGGAATTCCTTAGTGTAGTCGGTAAGAAAGCAAAGGAAGAGTTACTTCCAATTGTAAGTAAGTACGAGCGTAAGATTGCCGAACTCGAAGCTCGGTTACAGGGCGTCAATGGATATGTTACCCAAGACGCTCGTTCACGTATGGAAAATATGCTTGATAGTAAGATTCCAGACTGGCGTGAACTAAATACAAATAGTGATTTTTTAACTTGGCTAAAGTTGCCAGATCCGTTTTCTGGTGTTATACGTCATGAGTTATTGAAAACTGCATATGAGCAGAATGACTCTCCTCGTGTTGTAGCTTTCTTCCAAGGCTTCCTCTCTGAAGAGGCTGCTGTGGCCCCCGCACTGGGATCTAGCGTGCCGAATAACACGGCACCAAAAATGGATCTCTCCGAACTTGCGGCACCCGGCAGAGCCAAGACTGCGGCAGCTAATGCTCCCGTTGAGAAGCCAGTCTTCACGCGCACCCAGATCGCTCAGTTCTATCAGGACGCCGCCGCAGGAAAGTATCGCGGTAAGGATTCTGAGAAGAGCCGAATCGAGCAACAGATCTTTGAGGCGCAGCGAGACGGCAGAATCCGTTGAGCCGTCTATGACTGAGCCAAGTTGATCCAAGCAGCGAGAAGGGGCGCTTTGCGTAACCTTCTCTTCTTGGAGCCCAACGATGGCTTTTCCTGTAGCAGGCTCGGGTACTACCCCGGCTATTTATCCCGCCGGTTCTTCGGCAAATGGTCTCTCCGCTGCCGGGTTCATCCCGGAAATCTGGTCCGGTAACCTCGTAGAAAAGTTCTACGACGCAACCGTTCTCGCTGGTATCTCGAACACCGCCTACGAAGGCGAGATCAAGAATCAGGGTGACACGGTTAAAATCCGTACCAAGCCTACCATCACCATCAAAGACTATCGCGCTGACGGCGACCTCGATATTGATCGTCCGGTTGGTTCGGTTATCGAGCTGGCGATCAACAAGGGTAAGTACTTCAACCTGATCCTTGATGACGTGATGGAAGTCCAGTCGGACTTGAACATCATGTCGATGTGGGCGGACGATGCTTCCGAGCAGTTCAAGATCACGGTTGATACCGACGTTCTTGGCGGCATTCTCGGCGAAGCTGCCGCTGCCAACCGTGGCGCTACCGCTGGCCGTATCGCTGGCGATATTAACCTCGGTGTAACCACTAGCCCACTGGCTTGCGTCGCAAACACCCCCGGTGCCGGTGAAGTCGAAATCCTCGACGTGATCCTGCGTATGGGTCAGGTTCTGGATGAGCAGAACATCCCTGAGACCGGTCGCTGGGTTGTCGTCCCGGCGTGGGCCGCAGCGATGATCAAGAAGTCAGAACTGCGTCAGGCGTATCTGTCCGGTGACAGCGTGTCCATGCTCCGCAACGGGCGTCTGGGCATGATCGACCGGTTCACCCTGTACGTCTCCAACCTCTTGCCCGCTGGCACTGCTGGTGGTCTGGCTTCCGGCGAATTCGCCGTCTACGCCGGTCACTCGCACGGTCTGACCTTCGCATCCCAGTTTACGAAGATTGAGACAATGCGCAGCGAGCGCACCTTCGGCAACACACTCCGTGGTCTCCAGATCTACGGCTACAAGGTTGTCGATGGCACCGCGATCTCGCAGGCAATCGTCGCCAAGGCTTGATGCCTCTAGGGGGGGCTACGGCCCCCCTTCTCTCTACATTTAGGAGCTGCTTATGGCGCTGGAAACAGTCAATGATTATGTCCAGAGTGCGAGAACGCTCCTACAAGATGAGGTCGAAGAGTATCGTTACTCTACCGCGAGCCTCATCGACGCGCTTAATATCGGGTTGATGGAGATCCGCCGTATCCGCCCCGACATTATGAAGGCGTATTATCGCACTGCGATACCCACTTTCTCCACCTCGACCACCACTTCAACGGTCCCGCTGCCCGACATGTATCGCAGCGCCCTGTTGTATTACGTGTGTGGGCAGGTCCAGATGCGTGACGATGAAGCGACACAGGATGCACGCGCCGGGGCGTTCATGCAGAAATTCGTCGGACAGCTTCTAACTGTAGCGGCGTGAGGTGAGACATGAGCCACGCCCTCAATAGATTGACTGACGACATCCGAAATAAAATTCCCGGCGTTGTCGATTCTATGATCCAATCAGAGCTGTTCGCCGTAGCGGACGAACTCTTTAATCGCAGCAATTGCTGGACTACCCTGAT